ATGTTGCCCTCACATATGGCTTGACTCCGCAGTCGCTACGGTTACGGCTCAGCAGATAAAAGAACATAGACTCGCTAAAATGAGTCAACTCATCGAATCCTAAAAAAGGAATCTGCGCACCCTGCCAATCGTACTTATTCTTTTCATGCTCCAAATGTCTAAATGATAACTTACTGCCTGCAGGAAATACCCAGTCCAAAAAAGTCTCACGAGGTGAAGCGCCAAGCATTGGGTACAACTTCATAGATGTATCCCACAGTCCGCCCTCGTTCCTGATTTGCACACTCGTCCTCCGAAATATCACACCGCCAAACTTTGGGTTATTGACATGCCTCAATGGATCAAGTAGCAGCGCAAAGGTCTTGCCCACGAAAGCAGCCGCCCCACCGATGACAATATCGGCAGGGCTGCTCAATGCTATCTCCTGGTAACCAGGCTGTGGCCGTATGTATTCAATATGACTCAATTTGCCGATGGGAAGTTATCACGGATGTCTATATCTCCCCGATTATTGTCAGGGAGCTGTATGATCTGTATCTGTTCAACTACGCTGTTGATGTCTGACTCTATCCTTTCCTTAGGCTTACCTAAAGCATGCTCATAAACAAACTTAATGAGCGTAGGCTCACCCGATTGCAGCAATGCCTGTAACCCCTCCAACAATGAGCCAAAGTTAGCCTCAATAGCTGCAAGGCATAAGTCCCTCGCTCTTATGTCATCATGCAGTGGCTTGCGCCCTGCTCCTATTCTTGCTCCGCCTTTACCTGACATTGATTTGTAATTTAGTTTCAATTATAAAGTTAATTAAAAAAGCCAGTGTAGAAACACCAGCCGTAAACCATAAAATCAGAATTTAATCAAGGTAACTGTACCTTGTTGTCCTATTTACTAAATAGTCACAATATTTTCTATCGTATCCTGTTTCCTGTATCATTTGCCTCATGTTTGTATACACCTCTCCAGTCTCCCTACATTTAATCCTACGCTCAGTAGATTTTATTTTGCCGTCACGCTTGTATATCTGCCCAAATTTAGCTTTTATTTCTCCATTAAGGTAAACTATGCAGGAAGTTTTTTTAGTGGCGCAAATCGCCTCTATTTGCCTCATAACATTATCTTGATCATCTGATATGCTAACACATGAATAAATCAGGTCACCTCCTGCCATTACTTTGTACCTGTATATCCTCGAACCATGGAAAAAAATGTCTTTTGTCATCGTGTAATCGATTTTGTCGGTTTTTTGCTTCTATTATATATATATATATATTTATTAACTATAGATAAAAAAAGTATTAAAATGGGTTACATCGATTACACACCCACCTAACCTATTGACACACATAGCGTTGGAGCGTAATCGATTTTAATATATTACAATCAAAAATAATGCGAATCGGTTACAATTTCCTCAAATCCTGGCATCTTATTAATATATTTTATAATCTTGAACTCCTTTAGGTTATTGTTTTGCCTGTTCTTTTGGTCCATAAACTCCCAACCTAAGATTTGGGAACCATTATTGATTCCCTTCATAAACCTCTTGATTGAGTAATCTTTTTTGTCCATTTCGTTACGCAAAAGGAATCCTTTCCACTCTTCAGTAATCCCCCTAAAAACTCCGCTATCTACATCATCCAGGTAGTCAAGCATTTCCTCACCGAATTGCAGTTTGACCTGTTTACGTCTAAGTTTATCGCTATTGTCTACCGCCATCACTCCATTAACCATGTACATCTTGACACAATAAAATAGGAAGTTGTAAAATTTCTGCATCTCATCGTTATCCCAATCATCGAACATGCGCTCACCGAAATAGTCAAGCGGTGTGAACTTACTACTAAAAAATGGAGCAAACTCAAGCACTCGCTGCCTCCTTTTGGCATGCTCAGCTGTGTTATTGATAGTGTAATTGGTGGTAAAAGCAATCTTAGGCGATTCCTCAAACTTTAGGAACATCTCGTCCTGGTTCTTCTTCTCAATGGTCATGCCTTCGGTGATGGTTGGATAGTAGCGCTCAAAGTCCACATTTTTAGGGCAGTCCTCAATCACTACGAGCTTTGTGCCAAGTGTCACACGTTGGAAGGCGAAGGTCTTGTCAGGTCGGAAGTTTTTACCGTCTATCCTAACTACCGGGATAAGCTTACTGATAGCCTGAAAGAAAATACCTTTCCCTGTTCCGCCACCTTTGGCCTCATCATCTGTTTCCTCTGCTAATATTGGCGCATATGGCTTGGATGGATCCTTGTAAGAGTGCAGGATATATCCGATTAAAGTCATAGCATAATTGACACGTTTTTCATCATCCCCCGAAATTTTACCGATAAACTGATAATATTTTGACATCTTTGGCTCGAAATCCTGAATAATTGTGACATCGTTGTCGATGATTTGCGCCTCCCATATTGACTTAGTGATGTCGGAGTATTTGATGGTCTTTATCTCATTTTTTGAGATAGTTACAATGGTATTGTTAAATGGGAAATAGCATGTATCCTTGTCATCACGCAGGATTTCTGCAGTTGATGCGTCGATATATTCAAAGAATGAATCGGTAAAAATGCTATTTGTTGATTTGATAACTGCCTCCAACACATCAAAATGCTTGGCTTCTACGAGCTTCTCCTTTACATATTTTTTTATGTTCTCCGCCCATATTTCCCGGATTTTTCTATTTTCTTCATGGACTAACCGATATGCGCCCGTTTTTTTATCGTGGAAATATAACTGGACGTAGTTATCATATAACCATTGTGATAGGTCATATTTATTGATTTGTACGGCTCCATTTCGTGAGTAAGTCCAAAACCATCCGCCTTCATTCTTTTGGCCGTAAATCTCAGATAATTGCTTAGCTGCTTTTTTCCAATCTCCATTACATTCTAAATGAGTATAGACGGCAAATGGGTTATAGCCTTTATTTTCAAAGTTGGTTGATGTGGTATGCGGATAGAAGATGCGGCTATCATGGAAAAATACGGCAGAGTGTTGCTGTGATGATGCGCCTGGTCTGAGTAGTAGTGACTTGTCGTTATCTCTCTTTGTAACGGTCCATCCATGCTTCTCAAGTAATGCGATGACATCTCCACGCTTGTTATAATCGTCCCACGTGGTGATGGTGTCATTGTTATTTGGCAGACGAGGTTGTCTAATGTGCTCAATGATCTGCGTAAAGCTCCGTGCGATAGTGAGTAATAAATCACGCTCATCAATACTTATGATGGGTATCAAATTACCCTGTATATTGTTATATCCTTCTGTAGGAGGTGCAATGACATATCCTGCTTCGCCTCTTGTCTCAATCAAAACGAACTGCTTAGCGTTCGGGTTCTGATGCAGCTCGTCATCTGTTGCAGGCCTTTCGGCGAGCTTTTGGTTGCCTTCAATTACCTCGCAGCGGTAGTAGATGTGGTAGCCGTTGGACTTTGTCTGAATGATGAGAAGGCGAGAAAATAGGTCAGAATTTGCAACCTTGATGGCATTGGCATAATCTTCATATTTAATGCCATACTTACAATCAATGTCAATAACCTCCAGGTTGCCACTAACTGCGCCGCAGATTACTGCGATGCCTTTGGCCATCGGGTTAGTGAAATACTTTGTCAGCTCTTCATCGGTGGGGATGGTAGCCTGATGCTTTTTCCATGAGAATAGTGACTGCTTGTTATTGTTCGTCGGGATAGTCGATAGGCCTAATTGTCGGTAGGTCTGAGCGGATGTTAGAAGTGATGTCATGTAATTGGGTTAAGTCATTAATGATATAGCAGGCAAAGCCTTTGTTAGTCAGTTGTTGGAGTCGGTGTTTTTGGAGGTCGGAAGTGCGGCCATTGGGCCTTTTTACTTCGATGAAAATGCAGCGTCCATCTTTGAGTGCTTGTAAATCAGGGAAGCCGTTGCGGTTGGTCTGTATGTGCTTGACTACATACCAACCGGCGGCCTCAAGTGTGTTAATTATTTTTTTCTGTAGTTGACTCTCCAGCATGGGAGGATAAATTTAGCGCTTTTCATCTCTTCTAAAATAGTTTAGTGTATAATCTTTTTTATTGCTCACCGCTTTATAAATGCGGTCCTCAATGCCGTTCTTGGCAAATATCCAATGGACATCTGCAGGCTTGTCACGGTCTTTTGTCTGCAGCCTGGCTCTTGCCTGCCAATAGCTGACGGCTGAAAAATCAATGTTGTACATAATCAGGCAGTCGGCACAGGATAGGTTGATACCTTCCCGTCCTGATTGGATTTGTGAGATAAAGACTTGGATGGATGTATCACGGAACTCAATAGGATCGGATGTGT